GTGCTGCGGAGCGTTTTCCCACGCCCTTAGTTGGTCCAATTCATTTTCACGAGTGGCGCCAAATGGTGGTGATAAATGACCAATGCGTTTCCCTCCTAACCTTCTTCTTGCTCTATCCAAGATACGTCCATAGTCTTCAGCTTGTTGTTGGTCTCGTCCTCCTCGTTGATCTACATGCGGATTGGCTAATGAAGCCAGTCCTCCTTCAGCGTTTAGTGGCCTGTTAAACATAAAAGTACTGTCCCCTCTAGGATTTAACTGTGCATCAAAATTCCAGGGTGTTCCTCCAATATTCTTTACACCAAATTCTCCTTTAAGAAAATCTGCATAAGGACCACTTTCTTCCGCAGATAGAGCTTCCAGTTGCTCTTTCCATACTGATTCTGGATCTACAGTCTCTGCACCTTCGTGCTCTAGCATATCTCCTACGCTTAGACCCTGACCAAGTAAGAGGTCATATGGACTGTCCCCAAAACCGAAGTAATTACCATAGTAATTTTGTCTAGTTGCTCCTTGGTCATCTTGAACATCTTGATTTAAGATAAGATCATCTAATGTGTCTCCACCTGTATCAACTACTGGTGGACCAACGTAATTCGGGTAATCAGGATTGCTTATGTTTTGATTAGTGGTTCCTTGCCCTCCTGGTCCGTAATATACCTCCGCACTTTGGGGCTGCCCTATCCATTGTACTTCATTCGCTCCAGTTGTTCCTGGACCTCCTATTTCACCAGGTGGTGCACCTGATTGTGAAGGCCCAGTTACAACATTAGTTTGTCCTCTCCTGCGAATAGCATCTTCTCTTGGATTACCCATTATGCACCTGGTAAAATTATAATTTTAAGGACAACTAGAACTATGACCACTAAAATTCCGGCCTTAATCCAGTCCTTCAATTTCCAGTCACTCCATTCCTTAAGATGTGTCCATAAATCTTTCAATAAATTCATGTTTCCTCCTATTTTTTCTTTTTTTTCTTCTTTTTGGTATAGCTGCATTTTCCAACTTTACCACCTCTCCTGTACCCCTTGACAACCTTTGTCCTTGATGGGGTATGGGAAGTACTATCAAAATATTCTGGCATGTCAACTCCTAATATATTGTTGTCGTCTGCCTCTTGCTAGGCATCATTAATTTAAACCCCCGTGGTTTAATAACTTTTCCTCCATGGCTCTTATGAATCTTGCTGCCATGCTCCTTCGTCCATTTCTCCGCTATGTCAGGGTGCTGGGCCCATAGGTAGCGTCGTTGTTTCTCTGACTTGAATGGCATTATCTTCCCCGTTTTGAAATTCCGTATCCTCTTTTTGCCAATCCTCCAGCTTTCAATCCACCTCTTGGTCTTTCTTTTTGTATCTTTCCTTTTTGTATCTCTCCTTTTTTCTTGACCTTAATGGTTGGTTTATCAATCATATATTTATTACCGGTTCTTTGGGCAACTCTTGATTTAGTTCTTTGACCTTTTTTTTTGCCACTTTGATAAGTTTTAATAAATTTTTTAACACCAGTAGGGTCATCAAATATTTTTTTGAAATTTTTTACAGTTACATCAACCCATTCTTTACCAGCTTCTTTTAATGCTTTTTTATCCATTATATTATTCCTCCTAATGAATCGTTGGCTTAGGGTAAGTTTGTTCCATATAATCTATCAACCTAAAACTGTCCGCTATGCTCTCAAAAACCATTGAAGCCTCCTCAAAACCAAGTGCGCTGACGTACATTCCACGCACGACTGACATCATGGCAGCGGCAACCAAAAGCTCGTCCCCTTTGCTCTTGATTTCCTCACGAGCAAATTTATCGGCTTTATTTATCAGTTCCTGAATTTTTCTTACTTGCGGATCCATTTGATTTCGATGCATTTGTTCTGGCAATTTTTTCAGTTGCTTGATTTTTCATTTGTTCCTTAATGACAGACATGTTTTCCTTCAATGCTGTCTGCGCATCCTTCGATGCGAGATCTTGTTGCTTTATATTAGCATCAGAAGTTAATTTCATCAAGTCTAAACTTGTCTGTGCTTCAAGCTTGTCACGGTCAATGTCCAGACGTTCTTGATCCATCACGATATCCTTCGTTAATCTTCCCATGCTTTCCTTCTGTTTAGCGGATGCTTCAACAGCCCTGAGGTCAATTTCTTGTTGCTTTAACCTGATTAATGGATCGTCCTGTACCTCTTCGGAACGCTTGCGTTCTTCTTTGGCCATTTCTTCCACCATCTTCGCTTCAATCTTGGCAATCTTGGCTTCTTTTTCCTTTGACAGAGCTTGTTGAGCCTGTTGAGCCTGTTGCCCCATTTGAGGATTCTTCTGTGCCTGTTGAATTAATTGGTTAACTTGTTGTGTTTGTTGTGCCATTTCCTGCTCTACTTGTTCCGCAGCTAGTAACGCAATGTGTTCCAGTATATGGGATTCTATCATGGCATAAAGCTGGGGATTTATTTGAACCATTCTTGTGGCTATAAATTCTGCGTGTGTTTGAATGTGTGCTGCATGGTCCTGTCCCTGAAAGGCCTGTGGCTGAATGCCACGCATGGACAATGCATTTTCCATTGCCGGACTTTTCGGAACTGGAACGTTAACATCCGGTTTTAAAATTGCATCAACATTGTCAACTCCCATCGCCTGATACACCCTGCGGTAAGCTTCACGCATGTTATGCATCTGTGGATTGGAGATTGCCAACTGCAATTGTTGCTGTGCTAGCATGATTCGTTGGGACATTGAAAAAATATTTGGATCCGAGATTGGAATAATGTCCACGCGATCATCAAAGTCTGATTGCTTAATCTTTCTATTACCACCGGCAACCATGTAAGGATATTCCGGGGGTAGGTACTGTGATATGATAGTGGCCAGTAAAGCAAATTCAACTTTTTGTGCATAATGCAATCGCTTGTGAATTGCACTCATGACTTTAGTTCCCCTTTCCAATATAGCTAAAGTTGTTCCAACTGGATTTTGTTCATTTCCTTCACCCATCTTCATGTCGGCGATTGCCGAAAATGATTTTCCAGCGTCAACGGCAAATCCTAATAGCTGAAATAAAACAGATGATGGCTCCTTGTATGGAAGAAGCATTAAGGAATCCTTAATCGCCGCTCCTGTGATGTCCACATCCCTGAATTCACCAGGCTTCAATGGTTCATCATGATCACGGACACGCATTCCGCGCGCCTTGAAACCTGCCGGAAGGTTAGCGAGTGTACCAGCATCAATTAATTGCCGCAAAACACTTGTTGCTGTTCGCGATAACCCTCCTAGCATGTGAATTAGACCAAAGCCGTAAAACCCTAGTCCTGGGAGGAACTTATAGTGTACAAAATAAGATTTTTTCTTGAATGTTAAGTCCTTTTCATCCCAATTTCTTCTTATGGCAAGAACTTCAGTGGAATAATCGTCAATAGTTACAATATAAGGAAGCTTTAGTCCGTCTGGGTTTTCAAATCCCGCTAAGTCAAGGTCAACGTGCATTTCTAAAATTAAGTGCTCGTTTTCCTCCCCTTCCCCGTAGGTTGGCTTCCGACCTTCAAGGTCATCCACTTCTTTTGTGACTTCCCCAATATTGACTTGTCCTGAAACTACCTCCACGTCACGGTAAAATCCATTAATTTGATTTTTACGCAATTCATTTTCATTCATCTTGATCCTGTGCGTTATTCTGTTCGCGTTTTCAAGATTAGTTGCGAAATAATCAATGATTAAATCCTCACTTGTAACGAATTTAGAGACAGCTCGTCCTAAAATACCATCATAGTAAACTTTTTTAAAGGCTGAACCGGATAAAGGAAGATAAAATAATAGCTGATCGAACTCAGGGTCATACTCCTTCATGACCGTCATCAACTGGTAGTTCATGAATTCCTTGACACGCTGTGCCTGGTCTTCCACTTCAGGTGTCACATCCCCAATGATCTGGGTATTGACTGGACCTGCAGGTGGAAGAAGTTCCTTATAAGCCTGTGCCTGGAATTGTGTAACGGATTCCGCCAACAATGGATGGACAACGCCGGATGCGCCTTCAAAAGGCTCCGTGCGGTCCTGGTATTCAAAACCCAATAGCTTCAGTCCCTTCGTATAGGTGTCTTCCCAGTCCTTTCTTGATTCCTTGTCACTTTCATAAAATGCGACAAGGTCACTTGAGAGTGTCGAAAGGTCCTTTTCATTTAG